GGAGATAGAAGTATAATGAGGCATCAAGCAATTTATGAATTATATCCTAATGTTGTTCAAATTAAAGGAAATCAACAACCAACAGAACAATGGGATAAAGATGGTAATATTGTTATCATAGATGAAAATGCAGTATCAACTAAAGAATCTGAATTACAAACTGCTTATGATAATCAGGAATACGCAAGAAATAGACAAAGGGAATACCCTTCCGTACAGGATTTAGTTGTCGCTTTATATGACACGGATGACAAGACGGCGATAGACGAGAAGCGCGCTGAGATAAAACTGAAATATCCCAAACCGGGGGCCTAGATGTCCTTCGGTGCGGGAGCGATTGCCTCATTAGCTTTTGCTGAGACGAGCGAAATACTCACCGTTGTGGAACCTACGGGAGTCTACGCGGAAGTTGCGCTGGGAACGGTGACCGTTACGGGGCATTCAACCGTGACACCGACGGGAGTGACGGCTGATGTTGCCGTGGGAGCGCCTACGGTTACAGGAACCGCGTTGGTTACTCCAACAGGGGTGTCGGCGGACGCCGATGTTGGATCCCCTACGGTTACGGGAACCGCCGTTGTGATTCCTACAGGAGTTTACTCGACAGCTAACCTTGGAACTGTTACACTCGTATGGACAATTCATCCAACGGGAGTCTCGGCTGACGTCGCACTGGGAACCGTCACGGTTTCAGGAACGGCGGTGGTCACCCCGACAGGAGTGGCGGCGAACGTTGCAGTGGGAACGCCAATACTGACCATCTGGAACGAAGTCACGGACACAGGCGGTACGGGTGTATGGGCGGAAGTTGACGACTCGCACAGCAACACCTGGACGGTGGTGTCAAAAACATAAGGAGATACAATGGCTGATTCGACGATATTAAACCTGGACCTGCAGACGACCGGCGCTAACGCCGGCACGTGGGGAACGGTCACTAATGAAAATCTGGAGAAAGTAGAAAAAGGAATAAAGGGATACAAGTCCGTCAGCGTCGCCGGAAGCGGCACTACGAGCTTGACGGTCTCGAGTGGAACGTCCGGAACAAGTGATGAGCAAAGTCGGGCCTCCCTTAAATTAACGGGAACACTCACGGGGAACAAGGCCGTTGAATGCGAGGCCGTGGAAACGTGGTACTTCATTGACGACTCTACGGATCGTGGGAGTGGACCATATTCACTGACCTTCGGTCCTACTGGCGGAACACCGGTTACTTTCGTGGCAACTACAGGATCAAAATACATTATTTACACGGACGGAACGACGGCGTTTGACGTGCTCGCCGACGCAGGAAACATAAAGGCAGGTGGAACGCTTACTGGCGCCGGAAACGTCAGCTTCGACACGGGAACATTTACATTTAACACTTCGGAAGGGGATTATGACGCACGCTTCGCGGGCGATTCTGAAACGAACCTTCTTTTTATTGATGCCAGCACTGACCGTGTGGGAATTAATACAGCTTCCCCTGGTGTGGATTTGGATGTTGTAGGAACATTCAGGGCATCGGGAAACACGGACATTGACGGTGGAACTTTCACCTTTAACACGTCCGAGGCTGATCTTGACGCGCGTTTCGCCGGTTCAGGCGAAACCAATCTTCTTTATCTGGATGCAAGTACGGATAGGATAGGAATAAAAATAGCCGCACCGACAAGCGACCTTCATGTCGCCGGAACGATGAAAGTCACCGGAGCCGTTGACTTGGACGGAGGTTCATTCACGTTTAATGAAACCGGATCGGACGTCGATTTGAGACTGGAGGGAGATGACCTGGAAAATATGTTCGTATTGGATGCATCGGAGGACATGATAGGAATTGGAACTGCTTCACCAGCCGGCGGCCGTATGGAAATTAACCAGACCGTCACGGACGGGGCAATCGCGTGTCTCGCATTGGATCAGGATGACGAAGATAAACAATTTATTTATTTTGACGGAACAACAGCGGCCGATAGTACAACAAATGTTTCTACTTCAGCAGATTCAGGAGGCACTAAGAACGGCGCCATTTTAGTGAATGTTAATGGAATAGGAGCTTGTTGGATTAGGGTTTACGATTCAGCAGTATAGGAGTTTAAATGCCACTTATCAAGATGCCATTTCAACCAGGCGTTGACAAGCAGGTCACGGAGTACGGAGCCGAGGGGACGTGGTTCGATTCGGACAACATGCGATTTCGCTACAGTCTTCCCGAGAAGATTGGGGGATGGGACAAGGTGACGAGTGACGCGTTGCTGGGTGCCACGCGTGGAATCGTGACATGGTTCTCGCTGGACGGTGACCAGTACTCCATCGTAGGAACAAACAAGAAGCTTTATACCTTTGCACAGGGGGCGTGGTATGACATCACCCCAACCCGTGCGACCGGGACAGGAAACATTACAGGATTTGAAACTGATTCAACAACTTCCGTAAAGATCACGGATGCGGCACATGGAGCCATTGAAGGAGATTTTGTAACGATTGACACCGTATCCGGTGCAGTCAATGGAATTCCCGCCGCTGATCTCGAAGGAGAATTTGAAATTCAATCCGTAACATCTACAAGCGTATACACCATCATTGCCAAATCTGCCGCTACAAGCACTGGTGCGGTGGTTGCTACTGCAAATGCCACTTATGAAATAAATACTACTCCAGCCACTTCCATTCTAGGATACGGGTTTGGCGCAGGACCGTGGGGTGGCGTTTTAGGAGGGCCTGGATGGGGAACATCACGTTCAACCCTGGCTGCTCCTAACAGCGTTCAACTGGATTCCGGTAAATGGTCACTGGATACATGGGGAGAGGACGCCCTCTGCCAGTACCTCAACGGCAAGCTTTACTACTGGGATACGTCAGGAGGACTCGCGGATCCCATGACTAACATCGCGACCAACACGACAGTTTCAAACGCACCTACTAAAAGTAGAGGCATGCTTGTTTCAGGAACGGATCGTTTCATTGTTCTTTTCGGGACGGAAACGACCATAGGAGACGATTCCACGCAGGATGACATGTTCATTCGGTGGTGCGCACAGGATGACGTTAATATATGGGAGCCTACTGCGACAAACACGGCGGGCTCACAGCGATTGACGGACGGAAGCAGGATTATTTCCGCCAAACGTTCGCGTGGCGCTGTTTTGATCTGGTCGGATACGGCCATGTACCAAATGCAACTGATTGGGGCTCCGTTCATTTTCGGATTTTCACAGTTAGGTTCCCATTGCGGAACCGTAGGGCTGCATGCGGCCATCGACATTAACGGCGTGGCTTACTGGATGGGCCGTGATTCTTTCTTCAAGTTTGACGGTACCGTGCTTAAAATTCCATGCTCCGTGGAGGATTATGTATTCACGGACATTGACGAGGCGAACCAGAAGGATGTTTTTGCGGCAGCCAACGGTGAATTCAACGAGGTTACGTGGTTTTATCCCACAAACGGGGCGTCACAAGTTGACCGTTGCGTGACCTACAACATAAAGGAAGACGTGTGGCAAGTGGGTACTCTTGCTAGAACAAGCTGGGCTGATAAGGGAGTTTATAATTTTCCTTACGCGACAACTTACGCGCCGACGGACACCGCCTCCACGATCACGACCATAACAGGACTTACTGCGGGAAGAACTTACATGTACGCGCAGGAGAAAGGAAACAACGCGGACGGGGCGGCGATGACTTCATACGTGGAGTCAGGGGACTTTGTCATTCCACAGGGTGGGGAACATCTCATGTCGATCAAGCGATTCATTCCGGACTTTAAGAACCTTTCAGGAACGGTGAATGTTTCACTGAAGTTCCGCGACTATCCGGCATCAACACAAAGAACAACTGGTCCTTTTCCAGTGACGTCAAGCACGACGAAGGTTGACACGCGTGCGCGCGGAAGGCAGGGAGCAATACGAATTGAAAGTTCCGCCCTTGACACGGCGTGGAGATTTGGAACCTACAGAGCCGAGATCAGGCCGGACGGAAGAAGATAATGGCACTGATAGCTTTACCGCGTCTGCCACAGGCGCCACAGGAATATGACGCGGCCCAAATTAATTCCTTGATCAATACATTGGACTTGTTAATTCAACTTTTAAATTCATCGTACACTCCGGAGCAACTGAGATCGGAGGACGAAGCGTTGACTTGGTTCATGGCTGACTGATGGGGCAGCTGTTTACAAACGCTGTCCAGGTCTTGGGATCAGTCGGGGACAATGACATTTACACTGTTCCTGACACGAAGACGGCGATCGTGAACGGGGTGAGAAGGACTGAGCTGGCGGGGAACACCCCCACCTACATCATCAAGTTGGAGGATGAATCAGCCAACCTGTTTTACCTGACACCTCCGGTAACCGTTGTGGCGTATTCAACCGCGACCGTGTTTGACAGGCCGTTTACGATGGGGGAAAAGGAGAAGATTGTTGTAAACACGACGGCGGCGGATGAGTTGGATTTCTTTTTCGCCATTTTGGAGAATGACCGAGGGTCGAGAAACCTGTACAGAAATGTCATGACCGACTTGACGACTACGGATTCCACGACGCTCTACACGGTTCCGGACGGCAAGACAGCCATCCTGAATTCATGGAGGATAACGAACACCAACGCCCTGGCGGCGGCGGCAAGCTACGTCTATGCCACCAACGCCGCAGACACTGATTTTGTCTGGAACTCAGGAACGATCGCCGGCAACACGACGGTGCAGACAGTGAGCAGGCCGCATGTCATGAAGGAAAAAGAGAAGATTAAAATTAAAGCGGGAACGGCCAATTACCTTCATTCGGTGGCTTCTTTGCTTGAAATAACAATAACGGAGGTATAGTATGGACAATGTAATGTCGGAACAGATAGACCAACCCAGCATCACGCCGGAGAGTTAAGGATTGATGGGAAAGAAAATACTTGCTATAAGGAGAAAACATGCCTATAAATGATGACGGAGTAGTGAAATACGTGACCATCAACGGGGAGAAAGTTCCCCAGATCGTGGTACCGGCGGAAGTCACTATTACAAACACACTGACAGGAAAGGAATACGGCTCTGATCAGGAAGCCGAAGACGACGTTTCTGACCCTGCGACTGCCACGGCTGTTCAGCACATACGGCGTGACGTGAAAGTTCAAGTGGCGATTCATAAAGTAATGAGCGCGATAGCGGGGAAAGTATAATGGTAAATCCACA